CCTTGATTGTTACACATAGGTGGCCTAGTGATTCGTCTATACCCAAGGTTTCGTGTAGCTCTGTTAGTACCGCTACAGGTACTATAGACGCATAGTCATACATGCATTCTTGGGTTTCGGGGTGGATTATGTCGCGTATCAAAACGATATACATGATGTTTCCCTTCAGGTTAGCGGTGGGGTTTCCCCCACCTTCGCGGTTTACTTGATTGCCTTAGCGGCTTGGTTCAATGCTTTGCTCATGATCACGGGATCGTAACCTTCCGGCTCATCATCACCTTGCACAAGCTTCAGGCAAGATTCAAGCATCACTGCAAGCTTATCAGCTACTGACTTGGTGCTACCTTCTGTATCACCTTCCGACTCGCTATCATCTTGTGCCTTGGTGTCCTCAATCTCACCGTTGGCAATGGATAACTTGGTAAGGTGCGATTGAATCAGGGAAACATAACGCCCTACCTTTTGTTGCGCCACCTTACGCAATGCCTTGGTATCCTCATCCATTGCCTTGCCATCGCCATTGATAAGCTTACGATCAGCTACGGGTAACCCCATAACGATATTCGCTTTGACTTGTTCCTGTATGTCAGCGATCTTGTTAGCACCCGTTAACATCTCAGCGCGTACGCCATCAGCATGTAGCGCGTCGCTTGCTTTAACCCAACGATTGTTGGTTTTCTCTGTACTACTCACCGCGTCCTTGAGCAACATAGCGGCATTGGTTGAAACGGTAACGGCATTGTTTGTTTGATTTGATTTCATGGTATCTCTCTCTTAGGTTTGTATGGTTTGCGTTATTGCTAACCATACTGAATTGTAGGATGTTATGCGGTGTCTTGTCAATAGGTTTATAGTATTGTGAAAAGTTATACAGTGTATAACTAGGTGGCTTGGGGTAGTGAACTCCGGTACCGATTGGTGGCTATGGTGGCAATACCGAATCCGCTTGGGGTACCCCGCCCCCACCCACCTATACAGCGTTAGTCCGACGCGTTCTATAGTAATACTATTACGCTCAAATATTTCACATTTCCTAAGTTTTGTTTAAATCCAACTTAGCCTGACCCCACCCCCTCAATATGCGAACACCCCCCGTGCCAAAATATAGTACCCCCCATATAAAAATTTAATATATTGCAAATTTTCAACTCACCCCTTACACTACACACAAACGTACCATCAGGTATCGCGCAGGAAGGGTAACTATGACTATGCATTTAACACCTGATCTAGGTGTACCGCTAACGCCCGATGTGGATATTTCAGATCTGCGAGTCGGTGCAGCAGCTGCATGCGAGACGGCTAAGTTGCTCGGTGAACATGGTTTAGATATAGAGCCCACCGACACAGACAAAGAAGCTGCAGCCACACTGGCTATGGCGTATGCCAAAGACCAAGATAAGACCAACAAACAGGTAACACCTAAAAACTTATCCAAGCTCACCCCTGCCTCACTTATTGAGACCCGCAGCATACTGGATGAATTCGGCCAACTCGTTGCCCAGCAGGCAAGTGAGATACGCCACCTAGTTACAAACAAGCTGGTCTTGGAAACTGAAAATCCCGATGCAAGGGTTCGGCTAAAAGCTTTAGAGCTACTAGGTAAGATATCCGATGTAGGGCTATTCACAGACCGCAGTGAAGTAACAATAACGCACCAGTCTACAGACGACCTAAAGTCAAAGCTGCGAGACAAACTGCAAAAACTTCGTACGGTTGACGTCCAAGACGTTGAATCTAGGACCATCGATGTCAGTGAGGAACTGGGACTATGAGCGGTTTGGTAGATTCAGATTTCTCTGAAGAAGACTTAGAGATGCTGGTCGAGAACCTAGATCAGTTTAGTCCTGAAGAGCAAGAAGAAATACTGGCTATTGCTGACACATTGCAAAAGCGCCAAGAAGCCAAACGCTGCTACGATGACTTAATTGAGTTCTGCAAACGCATGGACCCAAACTACAAAGTCGGTAAGCACCATCGCAGGCTCGCTAACTTACTAATGGCTATGGAGCGTGGTGAAGAAGATCGTATTGGTGTGTCTGTGCCGCCTCGCCACGGTAAGTCGCAGATGGTGTCTATATTTTTCCCTGCGTGGTATCTAGGTAGAAACCCGGATAAGAAAGTGCTCATGGTCTCACACACCGCAGATTTAGCGGTGGACTTTGGTCGTAAAGTACGTAACTTGGTTAATAGCTCTGTGTACAAAGAGATCTTCCCAACGGTTACGCTGGCGCTAGATTCAAAAAGTGCGGGTCGGTGGAACACTAACGCTGGGGGTGAGTATTTTGCTTGTGGTGTTGGCGCTGCCTTGGCCGGTCGTGGTGCACACTTCCTTATTGTGGACGATCCGTTCTCAGAACAAGACGTTTTGAATGGTAACTACGAGGTATTTGAGAAAGCCTATGAATGGTTCGCATTTGGTGCGAGAACACGCTTAATGCCTCAAGGAAAAGTCGCCATCGTACACACCCGTTGGCACCCGAATGATCTGATTGGTCGCCTAGCCAAGGACATGACACGCATTGAAGGTACCGATCAGTACAATTTTTTTGAATTTCCGGCTATTTTTAACGAAAATACAGACGAAGAACGCGCTTTGTGGCCTGATTTCTTCGATCTAGAAGCGCTGCACCGCACAAAAGCCTCTATGCCGGTGTTCCAATGGAACGCGCAGTACCAACAAAACCCCACAGGTGAAGAAGGTGCGCTGATTAAACGGGATTGGTGGCAGAAGTGGGAGCAGGAAAACCCCCCTCAGTGTGAATATGTCATCATGACGCTCGATGCGGCGGCGGAAAAGAACAACCGTGCTGACTTTACGGCTCTTTTGACGTGGGGTGTGTTTAGTGATGACCATTTAACTGACGGTAACAGCCATATTATCCTGTTAAATGCTATAAATGTGCGTGTTGAGTTTCATGAGCTAAAGGAATTGGCACTACGAGAGTACCAAGATTGGACGCCGGACTCGTTTATTGTTGAGAAGAAGTCTAGTGGCACTCCGTTGTTTCAAGAACTGCGCAGAATGGGTATCCCGGTGTCTGAATTTGTGCCACATAGGGGTACAGGCGATAAAATAGCGCGTATTAACGCGGTTTCTGATATTGTTAAGTCCGGCATGGTGTGGTATCCCGCAGGTAGAAAGTGGGCTGAAGAAGTAATTGAGCAGGTAGCATCGTTTCCAGCCAGTGATCATGACGATATGGTTGACTGCACAAGTATGGCGTTAACTAGGTTTAGAAATGGCGGTTTTATTCGCCTAGATTCAGACGAACGAGATGAGATTGTGTACCCCCGAAGGGCCGCGTACTATTAATTTAAGGATATATCATGGCTATTGAGAAAGGTTTATATGCAGCACCGGTGGGAATGGAGGCTGAGTCTGAGGAGCTTAATCCAGATTTAGAAATTGAGATCGTTGACCCTGAGATGGTCACACTAGACGATGGTTCGGTTGAGATCACGATTATTCCAGAAGACGATGCCAAAGGTGGGCATGATGCCAACCTAGCAGAAGAGCTAAGCGACAATGTTTTAGCCGAGCTAGCAGGTGATCTGTGCCGTGATTATGAAAATGATCTGTCGTCTCGCAAAGACTGGGAAGAAACCTATACCGAAGGCATTAAACTGCTGGGCTTGAAGTATGAAGAGCGTACTGAACCGTGGGAGGGGGCTTGCGGTGTACACCACCCGATGATTGCTGAAGCCGCGGTGCGATTTCAAGCAGAAGCTATTATGGAAACCTTTCCAGCCAGCGGACCAGTACGCACAAAGATTATAGGTGAAGTTGACAGAAAGAAAACCCAAGCAGCAGACCGTGTACGCACGGACATGAATTACCAGCTAACCGAGGTCATGCGTGAGTATCGGTCAGAGCACGAGAAAATGTTGTGGAGCTTGCCTATCGCAGGCTCGGCGTTTAAGAAGGTCTATTACGACCCCACTATTGGGCGTCAAGTATCTATATTCGTACCGGCTGAAGATGTAATTTTACCTTACGGCGTTTCTGATGTCTCCATGTGTGAGCGAATCACACACCGTATGCGCAAGACCACAAATGAGCTTTTAAAGCTACAAGAGTCAGGGTTTTACCGGGCAGATATCGATGTCAGTGATGCCCCTACGCTACAAATTGATTCTGTACAGGCAGCCAAAGATAGAGAGTCGGGTTTTTCGGCGACTTACGATGACCGCCACTTATTGCTTGAGATGCACGTCGAGTTGGTTATTCCGGGCTACGAGCAGACAAATGATGAGGGCGAAAGTAATGAAATTCCCTTACCTTATGTGGTCACAATCCTAAAAGACACCGGCGACATCCTAGCTATACGTCGCAACTGGGACCCTGTACCAGAAGAATCAGGCGAGGCTAAGTCGGCTCAACTAACATACAAACAGCCTAACCAGTACTTTGTGCATTATCAGTACATCCCCGGTTTTGGTTCTTATGGCTTTGGTTTGGTGCACTTGGTTGGTAACTCAGCTAAATCGGCTACAGCCATTACACGTCAGTTAGTTGATGCAGGTACCTTGTCGAACTTGCCGGGCGGCTTAAAGACCCGAGGCTTACGTATTAAGGGTGATGACACACCCATCTCACCGGGTGAATTTAGAGACGTCGATGTCTCGTCTGGTGCGCTGCGCGACAATATTATGCCCCTGCCCTACAAGGAGCCCTCACAGACGTTGTTAACGTTGCTGGGTATTATCTCTGAAGAGGCACGACGCTTCGCGGCTACGCCAGATATGAAAGTATCTGATATGTCTGCTCAGGCACCGGTGGGTACCACGCTTGCGCTTATCGAGCGAAACCTAAAGGTCATGTCTGCAGTTCAGGCTCGGATGCACTTCTCGATGAAGCAAGAATTAAAACTTCTTGCCAAGATGATTCGGGACCACGCCGATACAGAGTACAACTACCAGCCAGAAGACGCAGAGACCCACGCACGTCGGGAAGACTATAGCTACGTTGAGATTATCCCTGTTAGCGATCCTAACGCCAGTACGTTGGCTCAGCGGGTTGTGCAGTACCAAGCGGTTATCCAGTTGGCTCAGATGGCACCTGAGATCTACAACCTACCGAAACTGCATCGCCAGATGTTAGATGTGCTCAGTATTAAAGACGCTGATGAGTTGGTGCCACTTGACGAAGATCAGAAGCCTACCGATCCGGTTAGCGAGAACATGAACATACTGAACAACAAGCCAGTTAAAGCGTTTATGTATCAAGACCACGAAGCTCATATCCGAGTGCACATGGCCGCTATGCAAGACCCCGTGTTAATGGAAGTCATGGGGCAGAACCCACAGGCTCAAGTTATGATGCAAGCCGCTCAAGCCCACATCGCCGAACACGTTGCCTTTGGGTACCGAGAAAAGCTTCAGCAACAGTTGGGTGTTTCTTTGCCTGTACCAGACGCAGAGTTGCCAGAAGAAGTCGAAGTCGAGCTCTCACGCTTGTCAGCCGAGGCCGCAGGGCAGTTGTTGGGCAAACATCAAGCGCAGGCTCAGGCACAGAAGAACGAGCAGATGCAGCAAGATCCGCTTATCCAGATGCAGCAAGCCGAACTGCGTATTAAGCAGCAAGAAGCCGAAATCAAGCAACAGAAGATGCAGTTGGATGCTGCCGCAGATGCTGATAAGTTGGCACTTGAGCGCGAGAAGTTACAGGCCGAGATGGAGAAAGAAGGCCTGCGTATCGGTGCAGATACAGCCCAAGCCCGCGCTAAGCTCGAGACTCAGAAGCAGTTAGAGGCAATGAAAGTTGCACAAAAGGCAGATGCTGCCGCGGCTGACGCCGAAGCAAAAGGTATGCGTATGGGTATAGACGCTGCCAAGTCTAAAGAGCAGTTAGAGATCCAACGTATGTCTCAACTAAACCCCAACACCGGAGGCAATGAATAATGGATGAATTTTCCGTTCTACGTAAACAAATACGGGAACGCATGAACGACGTTGCAGATGCCGTCGCTACTGGCCAGTGCCAGACGTTTGAGGATTACAAACGCATGTGTGGAGTTATCGAAGGCCTAGCCTTTGCAGAAAGAGATCTGATTGACCTAGAAAGTAAGCAGGAACAAGAAGATTAATCCCGAAAGGGCCGACCGCAACACGGATTGTTGTGCTTTTACAGGAGTAAACGATGAGTGAAATTCTTATCGGAGTAAACCCAGATAACCCACAGGTCGTGGGGACAGCGGGTGAAGCGGAACCACAGGGTGAAAAAGCAACTCAGTTGCCCAAGCCTTCTGGCTATCGTATTTTATGTGCCATCCCGGAAGTAGAAAAAGCTTTTGAGGGCGGTATCCTAAAAGCCGATGAAACACTTCATTACGAAGAGGTTCTAACCACAGTTCTGTTTGTGGTGGATCTTGGCCCAGATTGCTACACCGATAAAGAACGGTTCCCTACAGGCCCGTGGTGCAAAAAAGGCGATTTTGTTTTGGTTCGACCTAATTCGGGATCTAGACTTATTATCCACAACAAAGAATTTAGGCTCATTAACGATGATTCTGTCGAGGCGGTTGTAGATGACCCTCGTGGTATCTCGCGTAAATAAGGAGTAAATCATGGAACAGCAATTTACATTCCCAGACGAGAAAAAGTCAGAAGAGGCAGACAAGCCAGAATTTGAGCTTGAGCTTGAGACTGACGAGGAAGAAAAACCTGAAATTGAAGTCGTAGATGATACGCCTCCTGAAGACCGTAACCGCAAGCCTTTAGAGCGTGAGGTTGAGGAACCCTCAGACGATGAACTTAATGAGTACAGTGCTAAGGTTCAAAAGCGACTAAAAGAGCTAACTCATGCGCGTCACGACGAGCGCCGCAAAGCTGAAACCCTAGCCAGACAAATGGCTGAATTAGAGCGGGCGGCACAGGCAATGGCCTCGGAGAATAAAAAACTCCAAGATTATGTCAGCATGGG